ACTTTTAAAGGGTTTAACTTAGTAAGTTCAGGTTCATCAGAAACAATATCTATTTGATATATTTCTTCTGCCATAATCAAAGCATCCTTAAATCCATTATTAAACATTCTTGGAAAGTTCTGTTCCGCAGAATAGTGTTGTAATATTTGAGTAGCTAATCTTTCTCTAATATCCTGATAATCATATTTAAGGAAATCTTCTAACTCCGCATATTTTTCTTCTAATTCTTCTTTAGAGTATTCTTTATCAAAGTACTCTAACATTTTTTCTTTAAGCTGTCCTTTTAAATCTTCTTCTTTTTTACTAATAGCATCATGATTAGTTACCAATACCTTATAATCAAACCTTCTGTTAATTTCTTCTCCTACTAATAAATCTACTTTAGCATTCATTATAGGATGATGTGGAATATTATCAGGAATATAAGAAGCTTCCATACCATGTGGATTAACTGTTGCCTTTAAATCCCTAACATCTACTATACCATTATAAAGATTTAAGTTTATAATCTTATTTCTAAGAGTTTGTCTTACAGATTCATTATGATAAAAAGAAAACTTATCAGCTACATCAACATTTTCTTTCCTCCACTCTTTAGTTTTTTTTCTATAGGATAATCTTTGTAATGGTTGTTTATTATATCTCATGTTAAAAGTTTGATTATTGCAAATATAATATTATTTATAATATTAACAAAATTATTCATTATTTTTATTAATTATCTGAATACCCTTCCATAGCTCTTTTAGTTTCTCTATCTTTTACATTAGTATAGTTTTTACTAAAGAATGGATCTTCGGATAATTGCTTTAATTTCTTATCTTTATTTTCTTTTGCTTGTTGAGTTCTTTTCTTTCTTTCCTCTCTAAGTATCATTAACATACCCATAGATGAGATCCTATCAAAGTTACCATCAGCATTCCATTTAATAGCTTCTTCTATATAACCAAAACTCCTAATCTTGTGCAGATTCCATATATTATCTTCTCCATAAGAATCTGACATCATCCATTCTGCTTGTAAATCTCTACCTAGCTTATTAATAGCTGCACTAGCATGTGTACCTTTAGCTTTGTTACCATACTGTCCAGTAAGTTTTACTAGCTCCATATCTTTTAAAATTTGAGGAGTATCACATAGTAAGTATAAACAATTCCTATTAGAGAAATGAGTAAATAAGCCTTTTAGGTTACTTTCATAGTTTGCTTCAGCATTATAAAAAAGTAATAGCTTTATAGTTATATTGTAAGCTTCTTTTATAAGTTTAGGTCTACCAGTGTATTCTGCAACTATTCTATCTGTCCAAGAGTCCATTATAAATACGGAATACAGGGAATTTCCAGTATCGGAATCTACAGGGTCAATGCCTGCTATATACCTATCTCTAAATACAATACCATTACCATTCTTTTTAGGCATTTCAAATATTTCAACAGCTCCTGTCTTATCATTAGTAGCTAAGTCATATCTTCTTAATGGGGTTATATCAGAATTAATTTTCCATTTAATATTTCCATTTGATTCTGTAATTAAATCCCCTACATAGTGGTTTGACAAGAAGTTTTCTTTGTCTACATATATATCTTCAAAATATGTCTTTAAGTCTGCTACAGGGAATACAGTACCTTCTGTACGCATGATAGCTTCTTGAGGAGTAATAGGTTCTTCAGCTTTCTTCTGTGTAATAGTAGATGAATCAGAAGAACTATATTTAACTTTAAATCTATCTGTACAAATCTCTATTAATGCTTTTATAATATCTGGCTCACCTTGATTTTCATCATAACATCTGTTTCTATTTAGATAAGCACCCCAAAAGAATCCACATTCTACCTGTGGGTTAGAGTTCCTATCATATACGTTAGGTACTCCTAATATATTATAAGCATTAGGATTATAAAATAGTTTTTCAGATCCTTCAAATGAAGCACCTTCTACTCCACCTGTATTATGCGTAATAATTCCATTACCTATATAGGTGTTAGTTTTTCCAGCAGTTAAATTATACACAGGTTTTATTCCTATATTTTCAATACTAACAACTCTTTCAAATCTCATACCAGTCAAATGATTTGCATTTTGAGATTCTTTATTTTTATAAATATTAGTAACGTTGTTAAGTCTTGTATATTTTTCTTTAGGAAATAAAAATATATGTTTTTTAAAATTTAACACACTATCTTTATCTTTAATTTCTAATTCATAATGTCCATTTTTACTTTTAGAATTATTTGGATTTGGGTTTTTATAATTTACATTACCATGTATTCCTAATTTTTGAAGAAGAAGTTGCATTTCTAATAAAATATTTGAATACGCACAGCTTAAAGATACTACTCCTTCTTTAGATACATAGCCATCTGCATCAAAAAATCCACCTATAAATTCAGTTATTGTTTTATAGGAATATGAATGAATATTTATAGGTAAAGTTTTTTTATTTTTAGTTTGTCCATAGATACCTATTTTTCTTAATTTCTTACAAATACCTTTTATTCTATTTTCTTCATATGTTTTACCACTTTTAGTTGTATATGTTTTTTCTGTTACAACTTCTTCTAGTAATTGATTATGTAAATAAGAATTTATCTTTCCTTCACAATTTGATAATATAGGAGTTTTGTTAAAACCATATGAGCCATCCCCTACTAACCATCCTATTAACCTAGGCTCCCACATTTCTTTATCTGAAAATATAGGTACTTCATTTACAGTAGCTAATTGTTCACCAATTTTTATTAAACCAGCTTCTTTGAATTCTACTTTTTTTAATGATTTCCTTTTTCTATTCCCATTAATTGAAGGGAGTTCGCTCATCTTCTTTAAAGATTTATGACTCCATAATATAGGATGGTCTAAACTACATTCTATACTTCTTCCAGTATTAGTTGTTATCTTAACACATTCTTTATTAGTAGGTGGCTGCCAATATGTAATAGGCTCTTGTGATATAATATTATCAGATTGATTAAATCCTAGAATTCTATTTGATCTATTTAAATCTTTTATAGAAGTAAGATTACCAAGCCCATCCCATACCATATTATTTTCAGTGAGGCATCCTCCTGCTAACATAAATCCAGATGCAACTCCTCCATCTTCCACAGCTTTTCTATTAACGTTCCAAGCTTTTTCTAAATTAGGGAATAACCCATCTTCCTCATAATGTATAAAAGGCCCTCTAATACCCCTTGCTTTATCAGGATTATCTTTTAATGATATTCCATATATAGAAGATAACAATCCTTTACGAGAGCCATACTCATCTTCGTACCCAAGTTGAATCTCCATAGATCTCTTACCATCTACTAATCTCATTCTAGATAAAGGAGTATGCTCTGCAAGCCAGTCTAATGTATCTAATACTTTACCCCATATACCTTTATCTCCAGATAAATATCCTTTTTCTGAAGCTAAGTGGAAATTAGGATTACCAGATCCAGGATAACAATATAGATTTCTAGGACTCCATGATGCTGCTTTAAAGGAATTGTGCGTAGGTATAAAATCAGTTGTTAAATATAAATTTTCTTTATTATCTACTGTAAAACATACACATTCCTCAATATAGTCTAATTTTTTAATATTAACTATTGGACTATTTTTAAATAATTTTTTATTTTTGACTTTTTCTGACTTCCTAGTTAAATTAAAAAGATTTTGATTTGATCTAATATATAATCTATACTCTTGTTTTATATTACAAATAGACCCGTTTATTTCTTTTTTACTTGGTTTTCTACCTAATCCTTTTGTACAGGCAATTCCTAAACTTCTTAAAACTTCTGCTAAATCATCTATTAATGTTTTATTTGAATTTGAAAATTCTAAATTTCCATTTAAAGATATTGAGCCATCTGTGTCCATTAATCCTTTTACTAAATCTAATCTTTGATTTATTGAAGAATGTTTATATATATCAGGAATAAATTTGCCACTAGTATTTACATTTAATTTTAAATTTATTATTTCATTTTTAATTTTATTGTGTTTGTACTTACTACCTCCTTCCCAAAGATTTTTTTGTGTAAGTAAATAATTTATAGTTGATTTATCTTTAACTAATTTATAAGAATTTCCTATTAATTTTTGGATATTATCTAAAATTTCATTATCTATACTAGCTATTTTAATACTGGAAGTATTTAATGAACCATCACCTAATAAAGCTCCTATTACGTAAGGATCTATTTTAAATTCTTTTTTAGAATATTTAACAGGTTCTAATAAATCTGGTATATAGTATTTATATAATTTGTTTCCTTTTTTATTTTTCCAATATAATCCTTTTTTAATTATCTCTTCTATACTATAAGTATATAGTTTATTTTTATTTTTAGTACCTTTATTTTTATCAAAAACAGACCACAAATGTCCTTCTGCACATCTTACTGTTCTTTTATCATTTAAAGTTAATTCATATATTATTCTATTATCTTGTTTATGAACTTGGGTTACTTTAGTAGGGTTTCCTTTTCTATCTATTAAATTATCATTTACTTTAATATCCCCATAAGTTTTAAAACCATCAGTTGTAAGAATAGGTTCACTAATAGGCCCTGGGAATCCGATTCCTCTGGTTTTTAAGAGTTTACCATGTTTACCTTTTTCTTTGGCTTCACTTACATAATGATAGAATAAGTAATCTCCTAGCCAAGGCTTAGGAAACTTTTTAACTCTATTACCTTTTTTATTACCTTTAGTTTGTTTATCTTTCTCTACTAACCAAATAGGAGAGTAATTCCAATAGAAATATAATTCTCCTGGAATCCACTCACCATCTTCTCTTACTAGTCCATATCTCCACTTGTTTACTTCTTCTCTCCAAAAGTTAGCATAATCAGATTTAGGATTACTATTTGGTATAATATTTGTGTACTTACCAGTCTTTTCAAAAAATAAAGCTTTTTCCCTAAAGAAATCCATGCCTTCAAGAATATGAGGATTAGAAATATCTATTTCTCTTCTACCATCTTCATATTCTACTTGTTCCCCATCATCATTAGTATAAGTCATTATGGGTTTATCTTTAATAAACCCTCTAACCTCTTCAGGCTGAATTAAGTTATCAATAAACTTAACACTGGCAATGAATTCAATAATTTCATCATATACTTCTTTTGGTAAAGTCTTCTCTAACTCTTCAGTAAGAGGAGTTTGATAACTATTCATTTTATAATTCATACGGACTCGTAATTAGTGTTGCTGTTGATAGCAAAGTTTTTGATACAGAAATAGCATTTTTAAATGCAGTCTTAGTAACTTTAGAAGGATCAATAATAATACTTGTATCTAATGTAGATAAGTCTGTACCATTCTCTTCTAATTTTTTAGAAGGTATGAGGAATAAATCAGAGAATAAGCTTTGACTATATTTACTATGTAAAGACTTTAAAAATTCTCCTCCTCCAGGTAAAATACCTTCATTGAGGGCACAGTTTACAGCAAGTACTGCATCCTCTACTCTATCTCTTCTTTCTTTAGCTTCTATATTAGATTCTCCTCCTACTCTTATAGTAACAGTTTTATCTGTTAGCTTTTCTAATCTAGTTTCTAATGTATTCTTACTTACTTCATCGTTTGTTTGTTTTATAGCTTTTTCTAAAAACTTAATCTTGCTTTCAAGTTGAGGATTAGTTTCTGAAAATATAGTAACTTTATTAAAGTCAATCTTTACACTAACTTTATCTCCCCCTACATAAAAATCATCATCCTTATCTAAATTACAATAAGATACTATATCATCAATAAGAAGTCTTTTAAAGTCAGACATTCCAGGAGCTTCTATTAGTATAATTTTTTCTTGGTACTGTTTATTATATAGCCCAACTTTCTCTACAACATGGTTGTTAAAAGAGTGTGCTACAATTAGATTAGCCTTAGTCTTATTAATCTTTTTACTTAAAGTTTTAGAAAAAGAAGTTAACTTATCATTTAATAGTACAATATTTAAATCTTTATAAGTACCATCTTCTACATAAGTATTAATAGACTTATTCTTTCTTTCTATTATATAACCATTTTCCTTTTCTATGTTATCTTTAAGATTAATATCTTCTGTAATCTTAATATGATCTGAGTACTTAAATGCCTCTAATACTAAATCAACAATACTAGAATCTCCATTAGATGCTACATTAGTAATCTTTTTAATATACCCTTTCTTATCTTCTGTAATAAGTACAGAGCTTTTATTTATCTCTTCAGTTATTTCCTTTTCTAAGAAACTTAACTCTTCCCTAATATCTTTATAAGGAGTTCCTTTTTCCAACAACTCAATTCCTTTTAATATAAAAAATTGGGTAAAGAGTATAGATGTAGTTGTACCATCTCCTGCTTCATCTACAGTTTTCTGTGCTACTTCTTTTATAATATCTGTGATTATATTTTTTTGTGGGTCTCTATAACCTATAGATTTTAATACTGATACCCCATCTTTTGTTACATAATATTGACCATTATAGTTTTTAATAATTACAGTCCTGCCATCAGGGCCTAATGTAGAAGTTACAGCATTACCTATTTCTTCTATGGTTTCTTTTAATAAACAGTAATATTCTTTATCTGTTAATATTTCTTTATTATAATCCATCTTCAAACATATTAAAGGTTCTAGTTCCTTTTGATTTATTTTCCATTGTTTCTTTTTCTTTAACTACTTGGTTATATGCTTCTTTTAAGTCAGACATAAGCTTTGGTACTTTTTGTATAGCAGTTGTTATTTTAGCAATATCTATAACAGGCTTACCATTTTTATCTCTTTCTTCTAATAGCTCTTTAGTTAAAGCTAAGTAGTTTCCTACATCAGATGCAGCTTGTAAAGAATTTAAATACAGTTGTTCAATTATTGTTGTACTTAAACTAATATATAAGTCAATACTTGCTTGCACATGGCTGTCTATTTTCCAAGAGTCTTTTAGTCCTGCTTCCTTTTTTACTTCTTCTATTCTTTTGTCTTTGTCTAGTATATGTTGGAAATCAGATCTAATATCACAAAAATGAAAAATAAATAACATCTCTTTAGATGCATTTATTTTATCTTTTGTTTTATCTCTGTCTAATAGTTTTCTAAAAGTTTTAAGTCCCCAAACTTCTTCAGGGACTGTTAACTTATAATCTTTAAATTCTACTAACTTCATATTAAAATAATCGTTTTGATGCAGATGCTATAACATAAGCTTCTTCTAAGGTATATGCACCTTTCCTATTTGCAACATCTAATGCAGCTTTAATAGTCTTTAGATCTGCATCCATTTGATTTGCTTTAGCTTCTTGCTCTATCATCCTTTCAGCATGGTTTTCTTTAGCTATATCTCTTTCTTGTGTTAAATCTTCTCCTTCTTGATTTGTATAGTCTTTTTTACCCTCCATAATTATAATTTTTTTTTATTATTAGTCTTCTGTTCTAAAATCAATTGAGTGAATAATGTTATCTGTTACTCTAGCCACTACATAGCCATTAACTTCCATTGGTAATGCATTTAGTGTTGGAATTTTAGTTGTTACATCATTGGGATCTTGTACATACTTTGTCATCTTCTCTGGATCAAGTAATACTTTCATACCAGGTTCAAGATCATGTACTCTATCTCCTACTGCAATAACATATTGTTCTTCTGTAATGTACTCTTCTTCTAGAATAACATCTTCATCATTATCAGATGACTTGTTCATTGTAATGTAAACAAAGCTGTTTCTTGGTTTAATTGGGAACGTAGTAATTAGTTCTCTTACTTCAATCTCGCTTAAATTTTTAATCTTTTCTTCCATAATTGTTATTTAAATATAGTTTTCCTATTCTTTTATAATGGAATATCTTTTGTGTATATTCCTTTTTATTACTCCTTGTTAATCCTTCCTTATTTAATTTTTCTATTTCTTTAGCAGTAAATGCAAAAGGACTACTTACTATCTTTAGAACCTCTTCATCTACTACATTATTATTTAATCCAATACTATGTATAGCCTTCTTTATTTTTTTATCTTTCATCGATTATGTTGAAGTTATAGATTAGCTTAAAATTTTTAGCATCTTGTTCAAGTACTGGAATAAATAGCTTAGATAACTTATCCTCTACTATAATTCCTTTCTTTCTAAACAATGTCATAGCATTTTGCAATGCTGGGTCTTTAATTCCTAACTCCTCTTTTATAACCATTTTAGTAGAGTAGTCAAATAATACTTTGTTTAATATTTTCTCATTTGTAACTTCTTTCTTTAGTTTATAATGTTCATATAAAAACAGTGCAAGAATATCTATTTGTTGGGTAGTTAAGTTATGAAATATCTTAGTCAAAAATAACCAATCTCTAAATAGCTTCTTTACAGTTGTGTTTATATTAGCTACCTTTGTGTTTTTCATTTTTTATTTCTTTATTTTTCATCTTCCAAGAATTGTAATACTTCTGTAATAGCATTGTTTCTATGATTAGCCTTTAATGTACTGTAACCTACTATATTACTATCTTCTAGTTTAATAGTTGAGTAGATACAAC